AGTACCAACCGAAAATCTGTTCAGCCCAAACTTTGAATGTATCAAGTAGTTTCAAATCTGAACCGTCAGTTAAAGTAAGCTCATTCTCGCAATAGTGTTGAAAATCACATCAACGCCATCCGGCATATTATCAGAGTAAACAGCCATACCTTTAAGGTAGTGAGTTCCGTCAACCATAATACGGACCTGTGCATAATGAGAATCACCTAAAGACAGGTCTTTCACGCCTCTACGGAGTTCAATTACACCATCCTTATCAACACCACCTTGATCGGCATAGCGGATCTGCAAGCGCTTTGAATCCATGCTGGCCGGATACTCAAAAGATTTTCTGAAAGACTCACCATTGTCATAGGAGATGTAGTCTCTTACAGAATGGACATTCTCGAAGTCATAAATATCTTTGTGCTCGGTTCCCGGTGGACAAATGACCTTGATATTGGTCTGCTTTCCAGGATTGGTAACCTGTGGAACGCCGCCGCCATAAATCGGATAACCTTCCAATTCCAGCATATAAAGAGCCTGGTTTAGTTTTTCTTTTGACACGCCAAGTTCTCTTTCAACGCCGGTTCCGACATCGATCATTCCCTTTTCTTCAATGAGTTTTCGCAGAACATCCGCAGTGGCCTTAGCCTGGTTCATTCTGTTTTCCGAAGTTTCATTCAATAAAGAGCGGACAGACGAGTCATTAGCAAATCCCATCTTATCGGCAATTTCATTTAAACTGTAACCTTTTTCACGAAGACCCTTTGCTGTTGCTACCTGAAGAGCACGACGTTCATCTTTAGCGAGGCTCATCTGAGTACGAAGCTGTGTGGTAGTCAAACCCATATTCTTAGCAATGTCTGTTTCGCTCATTCCGGTTTTTTTTAATTCCTGAACACGACTAAGAAAATCACCGCTATGCTGATATGGATTCTCTCCAGAACCATAAGGGTAACGCCCAGAACGCCGTGGCATACCATAATGCATTAAAATATCTTCCACAATGGAATTCATAGCTTACCCCTCCTGTTCTCTGATTTTCTTAATCACCTTATCAAAAGTAATAATTCGGTCCATGATTGGAACAATATCTTCAGCCGTTGGGTTATGATACAGAATTTCATTGTTCTGATAGATTCTCAATTCCATTTCAATATCCCCAGGCTTCACTTTATATTCCAAACAAAAAAGAGCGGCATATATTTCAAGCTGCTCCATGTGCGCCGGAATCTTTCCGGTCTTCAAATCGTGAATTCTTAAGAAGTTATTCCGAAACAAAATCGCATCGGCTGTACCAAAACAATTATCGGAATAGTAAAGGATCTGCTCCGGTGTCATCTTAAAGCCGATGGCATCATTCACATACATATTTAATGTCTGCTTCGATTTTGGTAATTTCTGATTGAGCATGATGCACTGTGCTGCAAATGCATGTAATACGGTTCCTTTTTGTGTGGCAAGGAAATTTCGATATGCTTCCGCAACTTTATCCTCACCATAATTTATCCAGTGATATTTACTGGCACCAAGAAAGGCGTGTTGTCCTTCAAGGTTCGAATGATTGTTGAAGTTCATCCAGTACCTCCTCTTTATTCTCTGGACATATAAATCTTGAAAACGACATCTGATTCATACGATCCACATAATATTCCTGATTCGGCTGCTTCTTTGCGCCAGCGCTTTTTTTACATTCTAAGGAAGCCCATTTGTCTTTGTGAAGAACCAGCAAATCTGGAATGCCCTGAATGTAGGTCGGGTCATTTTTCATCACGATACAACCCGGAAATCTTTCTTTCAGTTCCTTGATCAAATTTGCCTGGAACTTATTTTCCAACATAATGGAGTCTCCTTTCAATTTTCTAAAAACTCAAAAGAGGATGTGGTATTTAATAAAAATGCCTATTTATCCTCTCTCTTCATAAAAGGGCATGTTTTTTTCGCGCGCAAAAAAGAGCATAAAAAAAGACAGAGACACGATTAAGCATCTCTGTCCAAATATGTAGTTGTCAGCTGTTATTTCTTAAATACCGGATCAGTATCCAAATCAACCATAAGCCACCGGTACACAATGTAAGAATCACATCAAGGATTAACCCAGCCGTGCTACGCTTTTTCTTTCCACCTTTACTCATCTATCGTTTCTCCTTTCTCAGCTTCTATAGCTTTTCGATCTTTCTTAAATATCTTTCCTAAACCACTCTTAGCAGAATCCATAGTTTCAGAAACACTTTCTTTCAAACGTTCTTTCTTCTCCTGCTTCTCAGCGGCCTTCTGTTCTTTAGCCTCCTGTTTAATACGAACGTCATCATCAAATATCTTTTGGCTCTCCTCGATAACTTCAGCCGTTATGTATCTCAGACAAACAGTTGTACCGACTTTCACCTTAGCGCCCTGCTTAGGATTTGAGTCTATGACTTGGGTATCCTCGTAATCTCGATACTTTGGATCTGCTTCTTTCATACGAAGCTTACTCTTTGAAACTTTCAAGCCACGTTCGGTTAATAATTCTTCAGCCTGTTCCAGGTCTATCGGAAATCCCTTACGATATAATTCTGGAATGATAACTTTCGTATCTATTTTTTCAGTCGGTTTATTCTGTGCGTTATCTATTGCTTTTTCAACCAAAGGTGTAACCGCAGTAATCAAACCACCAACAGCTCCGATTGCTCCTATGACACCCGAAATGTTTTTATTTGATTTCGTTCCCATATAATCACCCTTTCCATACTCAAGTAGGAATTTAGGGCAAATAAAAAGTGCGCCCCAATTTGAGAGACGCACCGAAAAAGCGCATCTCTTATTGTTGCCACACAATCTCTTCGCCGTTCAAGGGTACGAGTAAAAGAGAATACACTTTTACCAAAGTTATTCCCTCGAACGCGATTTCATTATTAGATTGTGTGGCTCTTATAGTATAGCATGAAGCACACAAAATGGAAAGCGGATTCTGTAGCCAGATCCTAGGCTGCAAGCATCTTAGCTCGCTTTACCATATCATCATAAACCACCTTGGTTCCGTCTGCTAAATATACGATAATGCTCATGTAGTTGTACGGACGGTAATCCTGGGCTTCTTTCGATAACCGCGGATACACCGATTTGAAATTATTGAAAATGTCTTTCCATGTTACCTTTCTCTTTACATTCACGGCAAACCTCCTATCGGATACAATCCACCAAATGGATATCCACAATACGAAGCTCCGGCACCTGAATAAAAATCCCTAGGAATGGTATAACCGAACATCACATCTTCAAAAGATTGATACGGCGGATTATCAACCCATAGCCATTCTTGTGATATGGCGATTTCATTTTTCATCGTCACATGTGCACCATTCGGAATATCTTTATTCACTCGTAAATGATACGGAAAATGTTCGCACAACCAATCCTCGACCAATTTCTTATCGTAAGTCATAAAATCACCTCTTTCTTGCTTCTGGTCAAAAACCCACTTTTATTCGCCTATTACTATATATTTTTAAACTTTCTATCATAATAGTTTAGTATTAAAAGTGGGAAAGTGGGCAGAAAGCCCGCAAACCCGCATAAATACTGGGTTTTTGCTGGTCAAATCCGGGTTTTTGAAAGTGGGCAAAACCGGGCAAATGGCCAGAAATTTGACCAAAATTCATAAATTTTCTCCAAATTGACACCGATTTTTCAGTTCTGGTCAAAAATATCCGGGATTTGGTCAAATCCTAAAACTAAAAAGTGGGCAGAAAAATGACCTGTTACTACAAAGATTTTTAACCTAGATTAGCTGAAATCGGTCAGAAATTCCGTCTCTGATAGGGCAAATTGCGCTTCACAACAGGCTTATAATTGTACGTAGACATCTTAGAATCCGGCACACTCCTTACAGATTTAAGCTTCCGACCAGTGCGAATTTTACGATTCTCTTCCTCAGAAGCATACATACGTCCGAAGGCTTCACTCAAATCTTTAGCCAGTTTCTCCATCGGCTCCAAAACTTTGTTCCACGCCTCTGCCAAAGTTTCGCACGCTTTCTGTAATTCCTCCATAGTCATCATCTCCTCGCCTACCTCCAAACCTTTCCAGTTCTTTTATCCTTCAATACAACTCGTCCCTCGATATGGAAATCCACCAATTCGCAAAGTGAAAACAGGGTATTCAGTAACTGATGAAATCTCATGTCATCCTTGTCCTGTTCCTGCTCCACATTCTTAATCGCATTGTAAGCTGTCGGATCATTGTAACCCTCTGCATTTTTTCTGTCGTCCTTAGCTGTCATCTCTACCTCCCCATCTCATAGAATCGTCCATCCACATTGCAGCATTCATAACCGACAGAACTAAACATCTGCCGAAAATAAGAATAGTTGCCATTATAATAATTCCTAAAATTAAATATCTCATTTACTTACCCTCCACTTCTTCTAATCGCACGCCACCGTATATCCAAAGATCTTCTTTGAGCTTGTCCATATCCAACTCATCGTTTTGCCACTTTTCATAATATTCGAGAACATGCTCTGTAAACTCCGGAATCCGCTTTGCATATGACTTCGGCCAATAATGATCCATCAGTACTTCAAGCGGCAGAGTAAGCAGAAGAATCATTGCCTGATTGATAGCATCATTCGTAGCCTCCTGCTTAACTCTATCCAGTTCACTAGATATCTTTTCTCGAACCAGGGCATCTAACTGAGCTCTTGTCAGATTGTATGTAGCGGTGTTAGCTTTCTGCTCGCACTTCTGTGCTCTTCTCCTTTCAGCCCGGCCCATACCGCTGCCTCCTTAATCCATAATGCAATTTTCTCTCGATGCAAAGAGTAAAATGCCCACCATCAAGGCAAATAAAAAGAACGTTGCATCCCACTCGATCGGGATTGTCAACGCTCCAAGTACGATAAATATGATTCCATAGATCTTATTCTTAATCAAATCTCTCCTAAACATTGCACTTCTCCTCTTTTGATTTTGCGATACCAGCTGCTACATCATCCATTTTCATTGTGGCTCCGGCTTCTCTGAACCGTCCGTATGCTCTTGCTGTAGCACAGTGTTCGATACACTTCATAACCCTGTCGATCAATGCGTACAAGCATACGTAGCCGATAAGAAACATAATAATAATCTGAATAACTGTAAAATGCATAAATTTAATCCTCCTCATCCGTAACATAAACGACGACGGTATTCTCAATATTTTCATCGTTTTCAATACCTGTGACTGTCATATTCAGAATTTCTTCTGATAAGCTTCCGACCATAAAATCATTTCTGAGTAAACAGATTTCCTCATCCTGGTCTTTTATGATTTGAGCATCATTCCACTGAATAAGTGGCAGAATATCTCGTACTTTAACCATTACTATCACCCCCAATATTTTTATATTCCGTATAAACATGATTTTGGCAGTAATATAGATTGTAGTCATTCTGCTCTATATACCACCACAACTTTTTATGACCGGCTTTCAAATAGTCATGGCAGTAGTATGTTTCTCGATAATGATTATCCACCATTTGACGAAAACTTAATTCGTCGATATCCTCCGAATTGGCACAGAACACAGCGATACGATTTATCATATCTTCGGTAAAATCCTCGGTAACTACAAATACAATTCTGACGATAGAACAGTTTTCACGTTTAATGCTATATAATTGCTCTAAACTATGTAAGTGATAAACAACCCTGTCAAAATGATTATAAGATACTCCTTGAACGGCGTGTAAGCTAGTATGCAATTCCGTATTTACATGAGCTGCATCTACGATTTCAAAGAATTTCTCGTACCAATCTTTGTGTTGCTCATACTTCCATAGAGGATCTCCTCCGCCAGATAAAGAGACCCAATTACAACGGTTTTTCACAATTTCCGAAAACAGATTATTTAACCCATGAATTGTAGTTTTGGGAATATTCAGATGATTATTCTTAACGATGCAATACTGGCAGGAATAATGGCAACCAAAATTTGTTATCACACTGAGATATTTATCGTTCATCTTTTACCTCCAGTAATCAATTCTGAATACGGAAGATCTTCAATCCATTTGCAGAAGTTCCGCCACTCGTCCAGTTTGTGATCCTTACGGGATTTATAGATGTTTGCCAGAACTTCATAATTCATCATGACATTTCTGGTCTGGTTATAACTGCTTGGAAGGAGCTGGATCATCTGCCACCAGATTTCTTTATCGTTTTTTCCGTAACATTTTTGGTTACCGTTTTCATATGATAATATTCCGCCATTCAAATATACGTCCCTAAACACATTTAAAGCATCTATAGTCTCTTTTAATACATCTGTAGACTGCCTGATATGAATATGCTCGCAACTGAAATCATCCATCGTGAATTCCTTAGCCTGGATTTTATGCATGGTACTACAGCTGTTAGCAACTGTGCCAACCTTATAAGTATCAAATTCCTTCCACCAATATAAAGGTGCTGTGATTCGTACGTACACCGGCAGCATTCTCATAAACTTTCTATGGTCTGTTCCAGCGTTGGATAATCGCTGCATGAGTGAGTGATCATTTTCTCCTAAACAGTAGTCGTTTTTATGTTCACATTCCATACAAAACGCCCCATCTTGTCTACAGGTACGGCTATCGCTCTTCTCCCATGAGTTCATCGGGTTTCTCATGCCTTCAATAATAAATTTCATCTGTTCCGGACTAGCCAGAACCACATGCTCTAATTTAATCATTTTTATTCTCCTTTCAGAATATCCAGACCCCCACCAATCTGGATTATTATGCTCCTGTGTTCAGCATATCCCACTTTTTAATTACTCTTCCTTCTCGTAAGGAATCTGAATCACATCTCCGCCAGGAACTGTAACGGACTGCATAAGCTGACCGGTTTCTTCATCGAAGTAAATGTTATCCATTGCGTGATCCCACTCTTCGAACTGCTCAGCAATGTTTCTGCCTTTCTCTTTTCGCATGTTAATAAGTTCGTCATGAACCACACGTCTCCAGGATCTTGCAATTTCCATACGGCTCTGAGCAAGGATGTTGTACAGTCCATTCTCAGTCACAAAGTTGACGGAACGTCTCTGACCTGCTACTACCAAAGGTAGTTTCAGCTTTTCATCCTCTTCACACATTTCGAGCATTCTCCACTCGTTGCCGCTACTGTAGCCGATAGCGTGGCTAATATCTTTTGCCTTAAACAGCGGAGCGTCCAGGTCTCCGTATACATTAAGGCGTTTCCCTACAAATGAAATACTTCCGGCAATTTTAATCTCTTTACTCATCTCTGTTTGTTCCTTTCTCTTTGTAATTTAACATCCATAGCTTTCTGCAACTCTTCTGGTGTAATATTAAAAATGGACTTAAGGAATTCCAGGCAAATATAAGCATCTGCCATCTCTTCCAAAAGTCCAATTCTATTATCATACCCTCGAATCTGTTTACTGATTGCTTGCGTAAGTTCTGCGAATTCCTCCATAGCAATCGTACACTTTAATTTCCACGGCTGACTCTCAACGCTTCTTCTGATAATTCTTCGCCGCTTTTTATCCGACAACTCGATATTACTTTTCATGCACTGGATAAATCTATTTCGATCCATTGGCTGCCTCCATCCGCGCTTTAGCAGCTTCTTTACGCTCCTTATACTCGGCTTCATCAATTTCAGCAAAGCCTTTCGGAGCTTCTTTGAAATATCTGTTGATTGCCACCTTTTCCATAGACGGAGTGATTACGTACAGAATTCCAACGGTATCATAATCACCTTTCGCCGGATCTACAAGAAAATCCTCCGTATAAATCTTAAAAGCTCTATCAGCCGGCATATACGGCATAGTGATTGGATACAGTTCATCCATAACAGTATCAATCAGTCCACTGTGATATGGAGCATCCGGACAGTTGATGTTCACGCCATGATAGCGATCAACGTCTCTGTACTTAACCGTGCCATCAGCATACACGTACTTAAACAAGGAAGACATGCGTTTGCACTGATAGTTACGTTCTTCTCCCTTCAGACCACTCATATCAGAAATATCACTCCATACCTCGTCAGTATCCTCAATTGGAAGAAGTGGCTTGTTGTTGATCAGACGGTTCAGAATAGCCTTAGTCAGACCAATACTGAAACCAGAATGACCGTCCTCACACAGAGAGCCAAAGGCCTTCAATGCGCTCTCATAGCAAGCACAACCGTAATCCCATTCTCCGTCTTTCCGGTCCGGTTTTTCTCTACGACACGCAATAGCTACTTCATTTTCAGCCCAGCGTTCGAGATTTGATCTCTCGCGGCAAGAACCGATAGAGCGATTTCTGTCATCTATGTACTCATTTGCAAATATCTTTCTGCAATTTCCACCAAATGCTTCCACGATTTCCGGAAGGTTATCATTTACAGCATCGAATATCAGTCCGTACTTTTTACACCACTCTACGGCATCTTGGGTCTGCTCTTCATTTCTGGATGTCCAGAGAATCAGCTTTTCTCCGTTAGTCTGTCTCTTTTTCAGATACTCGATGAGCTCCTCGTTTGGCATACCGATCTCCGGCCACTTGTTCTCGCATAAAGTTCCATCAAAATCTACTGCAATAATGTTCTGTTTCATTTCTTTTTCCCCTTTCAGTTTTCAATCCATTCGTTATCGATATAGTAAAAACCAAATACGCATAGTCCGATAACAATTATCCAAATCACCCAGAATAACCATAGTTCCCAATCACTTTCCAAATAATCAACAGTTTCTTCAATGGTGCTGTTTTCATAAAATGAAGAATTATCAGATATGGTTTTATCCCGTAATTCAGTAAATATGGTTCCTATATATTCCGTATCAACTCCATAATACTTATGCCGGACATGACTTGATTCTTTTATAGTGTCAATATGTTCGGTACTTGGAAACTCTACTTTGTTCGATGGGAAGATGTGTCCTAAAAATGTAATTTCCGAACATCTTTGTTCTTCGCTTCCGGCATAGTCCCAAGACCAATAAGTTTCAGTTTTGGTATGTGTCTTTCCTTTAGAATCGGTTGTGGTGACGGTTCGTGTATGCATATTGTAATGTTCCTCTATTTTTTCTATATACATATACTCCCCGTTAATTTCTGGATATGAAACAGTATCCACAGCCTTCAAGTCTCCATAAACGAATGCATAACCGACGTTGGTTATCATCCCATATTCAAACAGCTCAGAGCTTTCGATTTTAATAGCTTTATTGTACTTTTCGTTCCGATCCAGAATATAGTTTGAAATTCTCCCAGAAATCACAAAACCAATAAGAAGCATCATTGCGATTATGGATATACTTGCCAGAATCTCACGCTTAGTGATTTCAAAATCTCCAAAATCAAAGCCTCTATTTTTCATGGCATCAATCTCCAAATAAATTTTGAGGCGCATCTACAGGAGCACCATAATCAAGGTACTGATACTGCTGCGTTTCATATCCCAAAATATTTAAAAAGAATCGAGTAGGAAATTTTCTAACATAGCGATTGTATTCTTTAATCTGCTTGTTATAATTTTCTCTATATTCGGCGATTAAATTTTCAGTAATGGATAATTCATTCATCAGTTCCTTGTAATTTTCATTTGATTTTAATTCTGGATATGCCTCTGTAACAGCCGTTATTGCAGTGGTTACATTTTCAAGGTTGGTTGTTTTCCCTCGACCTTCTACAATAGCCGTAAGAGTTTCTGCCTCATGCTTATCGTACTGCTTAACACAATCAGCCAGATTATATACAAGATCGACTCTCCTTTTTTCCTGTACCTTGATGTCAGAATCAGCCGTATTGACCTGCTCCTCCATTGCAAACGCTTTGTTTTGTGCTCCTTGAATTCCAAAAATACACATAAAAATAACCGCTATAATTCCAGCGGCCACGATAAGTACCAGTTTCCAATTTTCTTTAATTGCTTTCATATTCTACTCATCCTCCTTAATAATCCCGATAAATTCCACTCGCTCTTCTGCCAGACTTACGAAATACCTTTTCCCTTATAATCGACGATGTCACCCTCGTACTTATAGTTCTTGTCCGGCTCCGAAGCATACGCTAAGATGTTTATTTTTGTCGTTCTATTCATAGCTCCTCCAAATATCAAGCTCCAGGTTGCATGGCTGATTGATCCGCATACTGCAATGCCTGAAGTTTTTTCTTCATATTGTCTAAAATATACTCGACTGTGATTTTCGTTGTCTGCGCCAGTTTTATATACTTAGAATGTTCCTCGTACCACTTGAATATCTCATAGAGATTTCCACTCTGCCAACTGAATGACCACCAATCGCAAATCATCTCGATGATGTAATCGTATGGCATTTCCAAAACGGTCTCCAGTTCGCCATCTTCCATATCATCATGAATGAGAATCCAGTGCTGCCAATGATGAGGATTTCTGTGAATATGAAGTAACCATGCTCGCTGATATCGCTGTACAACCTCATAAGAGCGATTATTTCCATAGAAATATGCATCGTATGCCTCATACTCATCCGGTTCGTTTTTAGACTGATCATGAGCAAATTCTGTATTCCACCCGGCGGTTAGGGTATTTGCCATAAGTCCCGGTAAATTTTCAGAAAGCCAGTCGAACCCCTTTTTCACATTAGCTCGATGCCTAGCTAAATATTGATCGTATTGAAAACTCACTTTTGACCCTCCTTCTTTTTCTTTGTTACCAGCTTTTCATAAAGTTCTCTTGCTTCATCTCCCTGGAAAGCATTGATAATCTCGACAGACTGATTCATTCGTTTTCTTCCTACAACCATTACTCCAGTGTCATTTTTGTTTGAAAAATCGACACTAACTAAGATACTATCTACCATTTTCAGCCTCCTTCCAGTAAATAGGTTTATCCGAATTTGCGTTCATCGGTTCTGCCAAACAGTCATTACAAGGATCAAATTTTTCTTCGAGATCCTTGTGTTCGCAGGTTTTGCAATAGGTTTTGAAATCAACCTCTTTGTAAATATTTTCCATTTGACACCTCACATGTAATATCTGAACCAAATTGCGTATAATCTCTGTTGATAGTCACACTCTATTAGCAGACTGTAAAAATCTTCCGCAGACATACTTTTCAACTTTATTGATAAAATTTTTAAAAATATCCACAGATTATAAATCATTGTCACCACTTCACAAACCTCGTTTCATTAAATGTTTTCTTATCTTTCAATGCTTTGCTGATGGCAAGATCAATACCAGACCTGGATTTCAAATGATAGTAATACAGATCCGTATATGGCGTATTCATCCTGTCTATTCGACCAGCAGACTGTGCCATGATCTTATACGAATAATTCTGAGAATAGAATATAATCGTGTCTGTTGTAATACAGTTCCATCCTTCAGCCCCGGCATTGTACTGAACTAAATATACCCATGTATCGCTAGTCGGCACTGGCTGATGTTTGTGGCCGTTCCATTCTCCGACTTCATATCCAGAGAATATCTCTTTTAGAAGATCAAGCTCATAATCGAAATTGTAGAATATAATTGCTTTCGGATGCTTCTCCACAATTTCCAGTAAGGCTATTTGTCTGGACTGATCGGTGTTTACAATTTTTCTCCATACATAGCACAGACCAGCAGCATTGATAATTGGTTCTTTTTTAAACGGGTCCCATCTGGTTTTTCCGACATCTTTATACCTTTCGATATTGTACTTGACATAAATATCCTCATGGTGCGAAACTGTCTGGCGTTTGAAATCCATATTCACCAAGATTTTGTTTCGCAATCGAATCAATCTACCAGTATTCAAATATCGGTCAACTTTAGGAAATTTGCTAAATCGGCTATAGACTATATGCTCTCTTGTGAATTCGCTTCGGTTTTTATAAAATCCGTTAGCCACAAACACCGGAATATAATCCTGCCACGTATCGCCAGGAGTTGCGGATAGTAATATCCACTCATTTACCTTGGCGATTTTCAAGAATGCTTTAACCCATGTTCCAGAGCCTATGACACGCTGCTCATCGAATATAAAGAAAGCATCTTTGACATCTGCATACTTCTTGATGTTGTTCCAAGAATCAATCACAACCTTATTGGTATATAAATTTTCTTTCTTATTGGTCGATAGCAGAAATGGTGAGAGCTCCTCTTCCCATTCAAATGTATCCCGTTTCCTAGCAGTTGTGATTATGTACAAATCCTTAATATTCACATCGTCCATTGGAACATACTCATCTGTTCCAAGCTCCCCACCATTTCGAACATAATAGTAGGCCAACGAAGTTCTGGATTTTCCACTTCCAACACCACCGCAAAGTATGCAGCCATTTTGCATTTGCCGTACAGCCTCTTCCTGATAGTCCCGTAATTCTACGCCAGCCATCACACACCTTTCGTGATGAATCCATCTTCTATCTCGACTTCGTATCCATCACCATCCAGATCTGCTTTTGGACCATACAATAACATAAAGGTTGTTATGGTTTCATCACTCTGATTCTCCGAATGATAGAACTCATACAGGCAGTCCAAGACTTTTTTAGTAATAGATAATTTACGGCAATCGTACACAACCTTGCTTAAATCTGAAACACCAATGATTTTAGCAACATTGTCATAAAGCTCGCTGATGCCGCACGTACACTGCTCTTTTGGAATAGAATATCTTTTCTTCATTCGTCATCACCCTTTCCAAATAACTTGTTAATCTGACGGAGCATTCTTCTTGTACTCCATACATCTGAGAAATACATAGGCGTATACCAATAATTTTCAGATGAATCGTCCGTAGACATTGGGTCAGTTATCGAGTTACCTATTTTTATAAATCCAGCCAATCCGAGAAGCGAGATTTGGATATAACACATCAGACCAACGATTTCATCAACGTCCTGTGCAACTACTAAGATATGGTTCTGGTAGTTTCTCGGTGGTTCACAATGCTCCAGCTGTTTTCGGATTACATGCACACCAGCAATCAACGTCGCTCCAGCACCGCAGCATGGATCGTTAATCGAAATATAACCATACTGCTCTATCTTTTCTAAAGCATTGGTCGCCACCACTTCAGCCATAAGTTCACACACATGATATGGCGTGAAGAATTGACCAGCCGAACGATTTCCCAGATCCAACCGCATAAACATTTTTCCGAGAAAATCCTGCTCTTGATTCTGATCCAGGGCCATGGTTGTATATGCTGCTAATTCTGGAAATATAGCTTGCTCTTCTTTTGAATACTGATGAATAATTTTTAGATACCGCTTCTCTCTTTGGTCGTAGTTGTCCTTGTCCAAAACATTCGAGATTGAACATGCATGAAGTAAAATATAATCTCTCCACACATCCAATGCCCGACGTCTATATGTAAGTTTCTGAAAAGATTTTAAAAACTTATCTTCCCAGTCAATTTTTGGTTCGGATTTCGTAGTTACTTCCGGTGGTTCCTCATCCTTCTTTTTCGTTTCGCCGAAAGTTGGTTGCCACTTAGGTGGCGGTTCTTTTGCTTTGAATGTTTTAGGTACCGTAGTCTTAATCTGTGGTTTCGACTTCGGTTTTTTCTTATTCCAAAACATAATTTTTCTCCTTTCATAAAGTAAGAGTGCCGGCTTTGACACCGACACCCTCAAAATATGATTTATGCGAACGGCGGTTCCTCTTCATCCGCATATTTCTCAGCAAACACATCCTCTTCAATCGTGACGTACATGGTCTTCAGATATGCCTTGATGCCAGATTTTCCATTCACTTCCCACTTTGACGGGCTGATGACCAGATCAACATTTCTGATTTCAGCATAGTCAAGAGAAGATACAGACTCCTCATCCAGTTTTGTTTTAGCTCTTCTGGTAACCATGTATACATTCGGCGGAATGTTATCGAATCGAACTGCTACCTGAATATAGTGAAGAGGCGCTTCATCCTCGTCTCTCGGCGGAAGGATTCTCACATTCCATCCATCTTCGCCGAGTTTCTGTGCCTGGTCGGCATCCGGAATTACAACGCAAAAGTTACGGTTACCTGCTCTGTTGTACTTTGTCTCTTCTCCTCTGAAATTTCTGAACATAATACGAGCATTCTCAATAATCAGCTCATTTACATTTGCTCTTGCCATGATTAAATTCTCCTTTATTTTTTTTAATTTTCCGGCGGATTCATTGCGTGCTTCATCACAATATCTGAAATATCATAATCAAGATCGCAATCCATATGGAAGTTATCATTGTTGAAATGCGGGCAGTCGAAGCATGTCCGATACTTATCCTCTCCGCAAGGCATCGCCCATGGAACAACACAATCTACATCTGCGTCATTTGCACCAAGCTCCGGAACATATGGATCATCAGATACAAACCATTCAAAGTCTCCGTACTGAGAAATAGTTTTTACAGCCTCATCAACCAGCTTGTCGTAGTAGGATCGGTCAATGCCGTCTTCCTTGCCAAGTTCTTTGACCATCTCTGATTCCATCCAGCGATAACCTTTGGAACCAGTTGCAGCATAGTAACGACCGTCTTTTTCTCTCATCAGAAGTCCAGCTCCATATCCATCTTTCATCGGACAGAACTGACCAACCTTTCCAATAAAGTGATAGTCGTGTCCTTTTTCGATCAATGGAGTAAGCTTCTGACATGTGGATTCAAAAGTTGTATCGGATAACAGTCCTTTCTTATAGTCACTCTCTGCCTTGCTGAATTCTTTTTCTTCCTTGCTGACATCCGGTAACTCCTCATTCAAATCCAAATATAAAGAGCTGCTCACAGATTTGGTCTCGCACATATCTTCAAATGCGATGTCTTCTCTGCTGAACAGCTTCTTAAATACATATGGAATCTGGAACTGAGTACCTGTTGCCGTCCATTTTCCACCTTTCTTTTTGTTGTCGCCAGGGACATAACCATACATCTTCTGGCATTCTTCTGCTGATTTGTACTTTGCGATATATACAGCATCATTGACCAAGCACATCCGATCGTATGTAGCCTCGTGTTCAAATGTGTATCCATATCTCTCGCCAAAATCCATAACAAACTGAATAATCTCCGGCGTTGCATCCGGGATCTTAATAGAGTCTGTCTTAATATGAGCAACCTGGAATCCACGTTTCAGAACCTCGTTCTTAAGATCGATCATGAATAATGCTCCACGTTTTGCCACGATGTTATCGATGTTTCTTGGATCACGGAACGGATTATCAAAGGACGCAGATGTAAGACCGTATACTGAATTGATAGCTGTCTTCAGTGCATTAGCGAGATCCTTTGATGTCATTTTACCGTCGATAACTCTCTGAATATACGGAGTAAGCTTGCCATCCAGCATGGTATTAACAATATCCCAAGCCTCATGCTTAATACTTACACGACCCTCAACAATATCAAGGAATGCCTTCGTGAATCTCGGTCCGAACAGAACCTCAGCAATGGCACTATGCGGATGCATTGACGAAACGTCAAGAAGTGCTACATTTCCATACATTCCCGGAACGCCCTGAGCAAATCCGCCCTCGCCCACTTCCTCTCCACGATATGTGGATTTTCCATGGTCAAATACATACCCAGGAAAATATGGAAGAATGCTGTGAGCTTCGAATGGAACTTCATCCTTATCGTTGTACTTCCAACCGTAGTGTGGCTCTTCCATCATCTTAGGGCAGGCTTTCTTAAGGAAGTCCATACTCTCTTTATCCAGCGACTCTACCGGCTCTGCCAGATTTCTGTAATGGAATTCTGACTGCGGTTTCCGGTTGGTTCCAAATATAATTCTGGTTGTAAGAGAGTTTGTAGTATCATTAACAGTCATCTCTGCTAAATCTGCCAGAATCTGTCGTGCTGTCCAGTCAGCCTCAAGATAATTAAAGGCCGCCTCAGTAGCAATAACATCGTTATCGCAATACTCAGCGACCTTAATCCAAAGCTCTTCCGGAACCGGTTGATCCCAAGGAAGACCAAGCTCCTGGTGATGCGTTCCAGCTTTGATAATTCTTATTTTTTCATCGGAGAATCCTTTTTTCTTGAGATCGTCATCGGTAAGGTTTCCCATCTCGATTTCCAATTTCTTAAGACTCTTCTTATTACCAGCCGAAGCGAAATCGTATACGTCCGTATAGGATACGTTGTACGCCTCTCCAAAGAAGCAGTTTGGGCTTCCGTTAATTATTTTCTGCGAAAGGTTATAGAGCTGTTCATTTGTATAACCCATTAATCTTGCATACAGAATGTGGTTATCATATCGTCGACAGTTGAAGCCAACAAGTCTGAACCGCATCAGCTCCTCGATCTCACTCGGAGACGGGTTAATCATTCTTACAACAGGCTTTCCCTCACCCTCGATTTTCCAGTTTACAAGGAATAAGTTTGGAAAAACCTCAATATCATAGAATACCAGCTTTGCGTCATCATTTTTAACCGCTGTGGACGGATCTGCGGATTTAAACTGCATTTTGTTGACCAACTTGATACAGTAATCTGCCTGATGAGTGCTATTCGCTGCAAATGCTAATACTGCATTGCGCATGTCTGTGACGTCGTACTTCAAATCGCTTCCATACGCATCTTCCAGTATCTTGTAGATAAAATCGATACTGGGCTTAGTTCCTGGATGTATCTCTTTATTAAGATTCCGTTTAATCAGTGTTCTAAGCCCTTTCTCGCTCTTAATTGCTTCAAAATTTACCATTTTTTGTTCTCCTTTCAGCGGTAAACCAGAGCTAATTGTTGCGATAGGCAAATTATTACACTTCGTCAGCATACGCCGCAAAGAGCTTTTGCCTGTGAACACCTTAACTTCAATATGGTCGTCATACACTCTACTAAGCTGTGTCGGATCACCGGTATAAATATAATGAAGATGTATACCTTGTCCCGATTTACTAAGCTCAGCATAAGTCGGCGGCCACTTACTTGCTTCTGCTAAATTCTTTTCAAATGACTTATTTCCAGACGAATCTGAAATATCAAAGTCAATCACGATATGATTCTCCGGAACTTTTACATAATGAAGTTTTTTCGTATCAATTCCAGATAATTTCGTGCGAACAGAATCCCATTTTTTCTGAGGTGTTTCGTTTTCCGAAGCATACTGCGCGGGGCATTCCGAGCACACATCATCAAATATAGATTCAGTGCTATCGAATTGGATCAGTGCCGGTTTGACTACTTCTGCCTTTTCCTCTACAGTTTCTTCTTCAAATTTTTCTGTCCTGAACCCGATGTAATAGCTTCTAACCCGAGTTCCATCATCCAGATTAAAGCGTTCCTGAAAATCATGAAAATAGTTTTTAAGTTCCTCTTTAAATACCCTCTGCGAGAACGGGAATCCAACCTTGGCATCGTCACAGTAAGTTTTGTACATCTCCCATGCAGCTTTAAGAGTTGTCCCGTTTTCTTTCTTAAATACATGGTACGAATCGATGATAAAGTTGTAAAAATCATTAGATGCTCCAAGCATCGTGATCGGAATATAATCGTCATAACGACCGGGATTGCTCAAATATACTTCCTGGCAATGATAAGCAATAGCTCCCAACTCGAATTCTACCTGCTTCACAATCGTTTTGTACTCTTTTGGATTCAGCTTATTTCCAGACGGCGATACATCGATCAGTCTTCGAATCAGACCAGACTTCGCATCTGTAATCTTGACCGGTTTATTCGTTCCCATAAACAGGAAACATTTGAACCGGTTTGAGTATGTGGATTTGAATTTTTCATTCACAGTCATCAATTCATGAGATACCAAACTGTTTAATCTAGTGTTGTCCTCAATTCTCGACAAATCGCCATCGTGTTGAATAGCAACCAGAGGGTTTGTTTTAAATGCTTCCAATGCAAATGAATTGCTGGAAGATCCAAGTGCTTTTGCGTCAAATACAGAATAGTATCCGTCGAAAAGCTGCTGAATAATGTTAAGAACTGTGGATTTACCTGTTCCAGCAGCTCCGTATAAAACCATAAATTTTTGCAGTTTTTTGGATTCTCCAGATACGATTGACCCTATAGCCCATTCAATTTTTGTCCGCTCTTCTTCTGAATATAAAGTAGACATCAATTTCTCATAGGCAGACAAATCGCCAGCTTCAAGCGGGTAATTCAACTTTTTGCTGGCGTAGTCTTTTTTATTAGTTTCTGTATTGGAAAATATAAGTTTGTCGTCCAACGTATGAAAGCTATCCCTCATCTGTTTCTGACAATACTTATGCCATGAGTCGATCATACCCGACTCGGCATCCCACATATGCAGGACTTTAATATCGGAGTTAAAACGCTGGCGGTTCTCCTCAGCATATCTATCCAGTTCGCGGTCAATGAGCTGCAAGGCATCTTGCTCGTCCGTAGACCATAAACCACGTTCCTCAATCCAGATAGCATAGAAATCACCACCTCGAATCATTAGATCAGTGCTTTTTTTAATAATGAACTTTGGATAGATTTCTATTACTCCACGTTTCGTTGAACGTGTTGAAATCACCATAAAGTCGATCATCGCATTTTTTACTCTCCTTCCGGACGCTTAAGTTCCTCAATTTCCTTTTCCAGTTTTCTGATGCGCAATGCCTGATCCTTCTGCTCGATTTTCATAACAACCAGATTTGCAGTTGTCAAGGCAGCAAAGATTGTAATCTGTTTATTGAAGCTCCGCTGTTTACTGACTGCCCTTGTGACAACATCCAGTCTTTTTTCCGATGACCGTAAACTGCTGAAAATATAAGTAAGCATTTCACCCATTATTTCTTACCTCCTTTTAATCCATTCATGAAGCTTTCAACAGTCTCAAACCGCCAATTTCCTTCATTGTTGAATGTAAATATAAATTCCTGATGGTTCTTCTGACGGATGCGAATACGGTTCTTTCCGTTCTGGAACCAGCTCTCCACTTTATCCCCAGCATACTGAGGAAAATATAACTCGAACCACTTATATACTTCGCTATGGCTCATAACGTCCTCCTATCTGACATTGTCGAGATACCAGTTAGCTTGATACCAGATCTCAATATCTCTCATGTCATATCTGCAATGCTCGATTGTGAATAAACCACCCTTGCCATCCCGTTCGTAGTCACGATTAAGGAATCGCCGAATAACATCGATGGCATAAGCCTTGTCAAATTTGGAATCATCCATAGAACCTAAGCCAAGACTCACGATCATATCCCAAAACCACTGACCGGTTCGATTACCGATGTCCGGATCATCCATGATGTGCTCTTCTAAGCGTATAGCAAGGGCAATAATCATTTCTAAAACACTGCACGGACGATTATCCAAATAACTTGCAATCATATTATCCCGGTATCCTTGCTCGTTTCCGAATCTATATCGAAGATCGATTCCATCGTCATAGCGGTTGCCATCAAGAGCAATCGTATACGTGAAATCTGTATCGTGAAGCAAAGATAACAACTTACGATACGACAAACCTCGCGAATATTCATCGTCACATACGAGCTGGTACATCCAGTCAAAATATGCATTGTTCAGCTCATCCCGTGTCATCATACCTCCATCTGATGCGGCATATCTTCAACCACTTCAGAATAGGTCCTCTGATCAAGGAGAATTTCATAATCGCACTTTCTTGCGTCATTACGAACAAAGACAGAATCGTCCTCATACTCTCCAAAATGATTCAAAGAATCAATTCCAACAGCATCTTCCACATCCTCAATTACTTCATCATTTTCATCAGCCAATACACCATCTGCATAGTAGGTAAGACTGATCTGCTCATGCTCTTCATTATCGCCAAATTGCTCCGGCGGAATCACATACGGACCGGCTTCAGAAACAGGCTTTTCTTCCTCATCTGACCCAAAATCGGAATATCTGGTATACCCTTCTTTTTCTAATCGCCTTGCATACTCTTTGAGATCCGGTTTTTCTTTGTCTGCATCTTTAATACCTTCAGCAACAGTCTTTTTTACAGACTGATCTTTTAATTCCTGCTCACGTCTTAAGAAAACCTCCTTTACAGAGTCAATTTCTTCCTGAGCAAGAGCTTCGTATTTATCTTTAAGCAGATACCATGTCACTACCGAACCAGTCACAGTGCCGATGATAAATGCCAAAGAAAACAGAGCTTTATTACTCATCTTCGTCCTCCTCGTTCTGAATTGTCATAACAGTGAGAGCAAGCCCACCAAAAAGTAAAGAGGCACTCAACAGAATGCCTCCTGTGATATGTCTTTTTCTCTTAGTATCCAGTATGTAATCCATCATGGATATAAAATTTCCAATGCCATCCATCAGTGATGCCCCTTTCCGCCCATAAGAACGGCTAGACCACTAACAAAGCAAATGCCAGCAAATGCTGAAAATGTTAATCCCATGAAACCTGTCATAGTTTAGGACTCCTTTCTATTCATAACTTGAAAAATAATGATTACCTACTTGAAACATTGGTGTTCCGTATTTTCCATATCCTCCAGCCGTAAAGAATATCGTATCCACATTGGTTCTGGATTGCAGTTCCTCTTCAACTAACTGGCAAATATCATCGTCCACAAAACATTTATCAACTCTCCCATTCCGCATGGATGAAAACTGATTTGCCTGATATATAACGCCATGCACTGTATCCGGGAAATATACAGAATCTACACGATTCAAGATGGTGTCGATCACTAATCGCTTTCCTTCCTCGCATTCGCCCTCAGCTTCTGCCATAGTTACAAGAGCGATTAGCTCAATATCTTCCGGCGGCAATAGCGTATCCTCCACATACTCTTCGATTTCAACTGCCGACACCGTTTCCTCTAAGGGTTGCTCAGAAATAATTACAATAGGATCAATAGGTTCAGCTTTTAAAGTCGGCTGCATTTCGATATACTCGTACTGATTTACCCGTTCTGCTGAGCAGACAAAACCTGTGCAAATAATCGCAAATACGCAAAGAGTAGGAAGGATTACCATACGAATACAATTTCGCATATGTATCCTCCTCACAAAATTAGATCAGATCGAGAATCGGTCCGTCTACATTGAACTCCATAAGAATAGCTTTCTCGTAACCGCCATCCTCAGTTTCACGGTTGGTTTCCAGAATACCGAAATCAACGAAGTTATCGCCGCTTTCGTTTCCCTCTGGTTTATAAATCCAACCAACAATCTGACTCATCTTAGTACGCTTAATACCGAGCTGATCGTATACATCGCTAAGGAATAAATATCCATTAGCCTTGAGCTTGTCGTTTGCCAGATTCTGCTGAGAACGCAGATACATAAGGTTGTAATCCATATTGGATTCGTACGCCTCACAAGTATCGTCAAAGAAACGGGCATAATCGTTCGTAGAAGGTGCTGCTACATCTACGGTAGACTTCACCTTTTTCTCTTTACCACTGTCTGGATCAGTTACAGTTTCCTCAAATTTCTTTGCTTTGATGTTGTAGCGAAGTTCTTTATCAACCTCCGCGCCAAAGCGCTCAACAACCCGATTTCTGTACTCCTTGAAAGTCTTATCCACAGTTGCATAAGCGGCTGCCAGTGCTACATTTCTCTTCTTGAGAATATTGTGAGATGCAACAATACTTGCGATAGATAATGTTCCAAGAGCAACAGCAGGAGCATAGAGCTTAGCGACTTTTACACCAGCCTGTACATAAACGATAGTCAAATCTTTCTTTGCGTCGTCCTTAGAATACTCCGCCGCCAGTTCCTCATTTTCAGCACATTTATGAATGGCATCAACATCTTTCTTGGACTTCTCCAATACGCTATCCAACTTAGTTGTTGCATAGCAAGCCATAACAGCACTTGCAACGGTACCAACAACACCAGCCACTACCAGAATCTCAGGGCTATGCTTCTTAAGTTTCACACTTACTTTGCTGAAGGTCGTGGAAACGTTCTTCATGATTTCTTCTTTCTTCATATCAGTTATTCTCCTCTTCAATTTTTTCTTTCTTCTCTAAATGATCGATCAAGTGCTGCGTGTACCACATGATCTTTTTCAAATCCTGAATGCCGTTTTTATTTTTCCAGCGGCACGCATACTTGATAATATTACCAGTATCAGTTGCTTCGATACCTTTTAAATCGAAAGTGAATGCCTCAATAACATCAATCACTTCCAAACCTGTTTCTGACTGATAATGGCTCGGATGAGACACCATTTTATCATCTGATTCGTACATAAATATCCCTCCTAGTTCAACGGTAATGCCTTCGGAAGTTTAATCATGTATCCGTCTCTCACACGAATTACAGATGCATTCCGAATATCAGTCCATCCATATTTATTGTCTGTATAGTTACCTGACACACCGACGAGATCATAGAAATCTGCAACGCTGACCACCTGGTATGTGGCAATAAGCTCGTCCATTCTTTCCAGGACATCTTCTGCCTCGCCACGAGATTCCAGAATAATATCATCATAATCGTATCCAGTTCGTGTTCTTGATACGTTTCCCGAATCTCGTCGATCCCGATCGTCATAATACTTACGGTAAGAGATCTTGGATGACGTTGACGATCTCCCGACCCTTGAGTTTCCGCTAACACCAAGGAATGCTCTGACAGCGTCCAAGATAATGTCTTTTACGGCCGGAACCACGATGTCTTCAAAAATATAGCTTTTTACATCGTCTACATCTTCCGGAACAAATACGTTTGTAATCTTCTGAAGACCATTCTTTTTCTTCGATTTGACAGAACCACTGACAACCTTTTCAACTCTTTTCTCCGGAATATCATCATTCTGGTTCTGTCGTGATTTATGGGAATTGGATTTGTATTCCTCCATCTCTAAATCTCCTTTCAATTAACCGTTACCACTTTTCCAGGGAGGGTTATCCTCGTACTTGGAATACGGTTTGTTTTCTTCTTAAACTGATACACCAGATTACTCCTGGCTTTCTTTTCGGATGCCGCGTATGTAGAACCCTGCCATCTATTCGCAACGCAGGTATCAAACTCCATAACCGGTCCATCATACATATACTGATTCATAGGACACCTCCCTTAAAAAGCAAAAGGGAAAGCACCCTGTTATAGGTACTCTCCCTCTGTCTGAATCATTGATTCAATTCTTATTCAGAATCCTCTTCTGTCTCTTCATCGATATCCGTAAACTCTTCGTCGACGATATCGCTATTCGGCTGAGTTACAACCGTCTTACGATTCTCACGCCAGTTCTTGAATTTTGCTGCTGCCGGAACGACTACGAATTTGTAGGTTAATGCACCTGCAATCATAGCCAATCCGATAGTTGTTGCTTTCTTCATACCGCCGTTAGAAGCCGCCTTCACGATCTCCTCAGTAGTTGTTTCGATAACCTCTTCGTTGTTGTTCATGATTTCGTTGTTCTCCATAATATGTTCTCCTTTCAGATTTGAAATATGTGGTTCTTCCATAATAGTGTTTGTAAATTCTGCGAACCTTACATTAAGCCACGGAAGTCATACCTCGGACCATAGCCATAATCAATAACCAGACAAGGTGTTCCATCCGTAGCAAGCTGGGAACTGAATCTCAGATCGATATATCCATTATCAATATTCCAGCCAAGATCATCGCCGAGCTTAATAGGCTCTAATCCGACTTCATAATAGAAATCATTAAGTGAAATATACATTTCATCTCGCATTTGACGATTTAATTCATTCTCAGCCTTTTTTAATTTGTCGATATCCGACTTAAAATATCTTCCAGATACAGCATCAAAACATAAGGTATCGCCTTTTGCTGTGACGATAACTTCTTTGTTTTCAACTGGATTTTTCTCAAGACGTTCCTTAGCAACGGCATCCCTCACAGTCTGTTCTTTTTTTTCGCCGATTGTTTCTACCACCTTTTTCTGATAATCTCTCAATGTCGATTCGGAAATGGTATACGCTGCGGTCAGTGCTGCGTTTCTTCTGGCATTAACAGAACTTGCTCCAATAAGGCAAGCTACTGATACTGTTCCAGTAACTGCCGCAGGAATATAGCATTTCCAAGCAGTTTTAATGGTGTCGATTGGTTCCAGTTTCTCAGTGTGTCGACGCCGTTTTTCCTCATCTAATAATTGGATTGCTTTAGGGGTGGCTCGTACAGCCATTACGGTAGTTGTCACCATTCCAGCAATTCCAACTCCTGTGAGGATTTCTGGACTATGTTTTACTGTAGCTGTTTTTACACTTCTACAGATCTTAGTCAAATTAGGTTTCTGCATTTCGGTCTATCCTCCATAAAATATAAACGGGGCACAAGGCCCCGCGATTTATCTAACCAACCAGAATTCCGGACGAACTCCATCAGAGTTCGAAGCGTCGTCGTAGTTCGGATCGCCAATGCCGTTCACATCGGCAAAGGGAGCCGAAGAAAAATTCCTCTTTGTAGCATTTCTGAGCCAGCCAAACTCGCAATCATTCTTGTAATAAGCAACGCGGTTTCGTCTCTGTTTCATGAGAGGAAGCTGTTCATCTCCATCCGCTTCGATGTGGTTTCGATCCCATTCGTCACCCCAGCCGCAAATTTCCCCGAGAGTCGGGATTGATAAACCGGTCATTCTCTGCTTAAGAACCGCAGGGAACATATTGTACAGCTCGGTATCGATCCACTTTTTCAGATCGGACTGAGAATATCCGCCAGCATTGCCACCATCTTCATTCATCGGGCGTTTGGTAACATAATCGTCGAAAATGAATAACACCTTATTGTTCGTAACTTTCTGAACTGTTGCTGTAAAGTTTCCGAGCTTTCCTAAAGGAACCATCATTTTATCGCCAACTTTAATGTCTGCCGGAAGTATAGAATACGGATTATGTACCGTATCTCTAAATAAATTCAGGGTCGCCTCAACATCAGCTCTGCAATAGCGAACTGTATCGCCAATATCAAATGTCGGAAATAACGGTTCCAAATCGATCGCATAACAACCCTCTGATTTTCCTTTTTCGTCAAGATCGATGTATTTTCTATACATCCTCTCTACCGTCGAAACATCGATGCCTCTTTTGGTTAAGTTAATAATTTCTTCTCCTAATGTCATTTCTCTTGTACACATAGTACGTTCTCCTTTCAGAATATAAAATTTTTATTTGGTAACTACGAAATTAGCAGGTCAATAATCCACTCAAGCATATCTTTCGCACAAGAAAAAACATAACTTGTTCGTGGATTCACACATGAATATGAATCACATTCATCTCGAAATGATTCAATCACAATCAGCGGTGGTATCTCTGGGTGTTTGCAGAGTCGTATTAACACTTCTCTTCCAGCCCATCTCATATAACTCGCCTGCTCAAAGTTATATCCACGCTGAACCACAGGCATTGTTGCGATAGCATAACGGACAGTATAAATGGCTCTTTCAGTCGGTGATTCCATTTGTCTCCTCCAAAAGAAAAAAGCGAAAGAGTCTTGTTAGGACTCCTCCGCTTCATCTTTGTCTCTCCGGGCAAGTGCTTCACTGACCTTTTCTTCAATTTTTTCGTCCATTTTCTGTTCATTCACCCAATCGGTAATGAGGTTTACACCTACACCAATCACGGTTGCCGCTACTCCAATAGCCTTAATCCATTTACTTTTATTGTTCATAATGACACTCTCCTTTCATAAAACAGCTTGTAATTTATGCGAATGGTTCGTCATCAACTCTCGGCGTATATACAATATCCACCACAAAAACCTCAAGACCGTCTTCCAGCACAGTTTTTCGATGATTGAAATCTATCCAACTGATTCCGTCTTCATAGAACCAGCTTAAATAATCACCGCCGTCTATGGGTTCAATTCCAAGGAAATTATAGAAGTCATTTACGCAAACATCGCCACCAAGACTCCAATTTCGGTTCAAGTGATACTCGGCTTCTAACACCTGAGCAATCGTACTCTCGAAATATCTCCTTGAAAAAGTGTCATAAAATAAGCGTACATCATCTGGATTTCGCTCATCAAAAGACAGCGAGGTTGATTCACAAATGCCGTCGGCTGTGATATACACGTCCTTAGCCTTTTCTGCTGCAATAGCATCAACTATTTTCTGGTGAGCCTCTTCGCCGTACAATTCCCTTAGCTTATCCTTATAGTTGTTATAAGAATCATTCAGCAACGCATAAGCACTGGTAAGTGCTACCTGTTGGTGTTTACTCAATACATTTGCACCGAATATACAGAATATAGTTGCCGTACCGCTGATTGCCGCCGGAATATAGCAGACCCATGCCGATTTAACAGCTTCAAGTTTGCTATAAGCCTCTGGATCACCTTTGTGATTTGCCTTACTATCAGCTCTGATTTTACGAAGAGCTTTTGGCGTCGCACGTACAGCTAATACCGATGTTACAATAACGCCAGCTGCACCAAGACCAGACAATATTGTCGGTGATGCTTTTCTCAGATGGATTTTCGACCTCTGAGCGAGTCTTTGAAGATTTGGTTTCTTCATCATGTTCTCCTTTCGTTTTTATTTCATAGCATGTAATAAATCCAGGACATCTGTGGATATGTCCGCTGCTACTGAAAACATAAAATTATTATCCTGATTGATTTTTGAAAACTGATTCATCATTCGCCGGAAGTCACCAACAAATATGATGAAATCCTCAACCGATCCAGATTTCTTTGGATAAAGTCTACCGACGATGTATCTTTTCAACTCATCAATAGCCCATACCGAATAGCTCGATTTTTCAAGCTCTTTCTTCCATTTCCAACCGAGTGGAAACCACGCATCCATCTGATACGTATCGCATAACAATAAGTCAAGTTGTTCGATAGACATCCGTTCTCTCCTTTCTGCAAAAATAAAAGAGAAACAGGATGGACTCGAACCATCGACTTCGGGACTTTAATCGTCTCGCGCTCTCCCAACTGAGCTACTGTCTCTTATAATATGCCTTGTAAATTTTGCGAAGTAAAAGGAAAGAGGCGTTGTATACGCCCCTCTCGGTTAATTCAAACCAATGCTCTTTAAGATGCGCATCAGCTCGTCTTTATCGAGTTCTGCATCTACATCCAAGTGAAGATGAGTCTTTCCTTCGTTTACAGTAGTAATAGCCTCGTTCAACTGAATATCAATGTTGTATCCCGTTTTCTTACGTATTACCATCTTTATTGCTTTGGAAATAATTCCTCTCGTGAATTTCGATACTATTCTCATTTCATCCATGCTCCTTTTACTCCTTTCAAAGCTTCGGTTTTTCATAAAAGGAATTGTAAAAATTGCTAAATATCTCGCCTATCAAAGCAGGTTTCCCATCGCTGACGCTGTATTGGTTTCATTTTTAACGCCCACATTATTTGTCTGATGGTGACTGTTGGATATAATCCGTCTGTACTCTCTCCAGATCGGCTGTCGAAATATTCCTTGAATTTTGGATGCAAATATAAAGAGTCTGTCAGCCACGAATCGACTTCTGTCCAATATGTACTTTTTGTATCTGCACTAAATCGTTGCTGAATCACTGCCAGACCTTTATCTCCTATCGTAAATAGAGTACAACGATCATACACAGGATGATTGCAAATATAGAGTTCACCGTACATCGACAAATAGATGTCTGGCTTTTGATAATGGTATCGCATTTCTATCTCCTCATAGCAAAAAGAAAAGAGCCTTAGATTTCTCTAAGACCCTCTCCTACTTAGCTTATGTTTTTAATCGTCTGAATCTTCCTCGGAATCATCATTCGCAATGCCCAATACTTCTTCTCTGGTTGGGTATAAGTTCTCATATTCTTCATTGTCTTCACGGCCGTAATCATCTAAATCTATACTGTGGCCGCAGTGGGGACACACCAGCGTATCTTCCCACTCATCCTCGAACTCCATTAAATGCCCACATTCATGACAGATATACTCTCTGCTGAACATTGCTTTAATTTGCTCCTCGTTAAAAATACTCATAGCTAAATATCTCCTTTCGTACTGTCCAGCTCCTATACCATATAGTATACAAGCTGTTGTCTGTAGTTCAAGAGATAAAGCTTTATTCTCTCATAATAGCTCTTGCATTTTTCACGAAAAAAACGAAGAGGACATGCGTTACACACGCCCCCAACGTTTCAGAATTTCCTCTCTACTTTTTCGTAGGTCTAAAACGGTTGATTAACCCTTTGAATGTTGAAGATGTGAAGGTTCCAGTTTCTTCAAATTTAAATCCTTTATTCATCCAGATGCCATAACACATCAACGGAATCAATAATTCTGCTGCTGCAATACCAACTCTGAAATATCGATCCTTAACCTGCTCTGCGATCTGCCGCTCTTTGAAGTCGCCATCTTTCGTAACAGACTCTTCGTCCATAATACGCCGATTGTACTTCTCATCAGCATCCCACACGCTCTTGTTCTCTTCGATTCTCAGCTTGTAAAGCTTCGTCAAATCATCAATCGCTGTTGATTTTTCTTTGGTTCCGGACTGCAAATCAGATAAAGCCTTAATCTGTGCTGCAATCTCCTCACTTAATAATTCGTCAATGTTTTTCTCTTCCATTTCGTTCTCCTTTCAAATAATTATTAGGTTCATTCCATTATAGAGAGTGTTATTTGTGCGAAATATAATTTTTAAGCTCTACCCGCAGACATACGTAACGCTGTTTGTAAATCGCATCTGCGCCAGAACGATCTAATTCAAGAAATAAATAAGGTCCGCTATCTGGATCGGATTCATCGACCCTAAGCGAACCAACAGGCTTTTCTCTGAATATAAATCGTGATAATAGCACTCCGACCATTATTCCAATCAGCAATCCAATCATTAAGCTCACTTCTGTTCCTCCTTCCAAAATGTTTTTCTGAAAATTACCACCCGGCAATTTTTCAAATATCAAAATAGCATGTTTTACGGTAACCTCCGTACGGTATCTAACCTAGAATAAAAAGAAAGAGCCAGTTGCAAATTCATTTTCATTCATTGGCTATTACCTCCTTTCAACGGCTATTCTAGGTTAGGAACGGCATTTAGTAAAAACAACCTCGGTGGATATGAGCAAAAAGAAAGAGGCTTTGCTAAGCCCCTGTTCTCATTCTGTTAAACCGTAGTTTCTGTAACCGAATACGCATTACAGTCAATTCCTTTCCGATGTTTTCCTGCTGACGATAATCCTTACTTCTCAAAAGCATATCCTCGAAAAATCGAATTTTATTCAGCAGATGTCTTTCTTCCACGCTCATATCGCACCTCCGTAAATATGTATTCTATTCATAAAAGCAGTTGCGATTTATGCGCTTTCCAACGTATCATAGTCATCTCACAGGGATAATCTTCATATCCAAAAGTCTCGCATGTGATCAGTCCTTCTATAACACCGGTTATTATTTCCGATTCGTATTGCTTGTATGGATAAATATAATCTGGGAGATACCGATGTATACATCCGCATTCGGAGCATTGATACCTCGGAACATTCACCCATTTGCTCACACGACCTTTCGTCCGTACAATTCTTCTAACTTTGTCATAGTATTTCAATTTTCCACCGCAGTCCTGGCAGGTTGATGTATTGTTACTGATCATATACCTAACCCTTTCTATCCTAGGTTAAAATATAAAAAGTTTAGTGTAGGAGTTGACAATTCCTACACCATGATATATGATTACTAACGATAAATCAACAATCCAACATAAAATCTCGGTTCATTATCATGAGGAGGGATTTAATATGCTGATACAATGCCCGGAGTGCGACTTACAGGTAAGCGATAAAGCAAATACATGTCCGCATTGTGGATACCCACTGAAACCAGACGTAAAGCCCAAATCGTCTCGTAAACCAAATAAGCGCAGGCGGCTTCCAAACGGTTTCGGTCAAATAAGTGAAATTAAAGGTAGAAATTTAAGGAACCCTTTCCGTGCAATGGTTACGGTTGGAAAGGATAAGAATGGCAAACCAATATGTAAGCCGTTGAAACCGGAGTCATACTTTCCAACATACAATGATGCATACACAGCTCTTGTGGAATTTAATAAGAATCCGTATGACCTGGAACCGTCTATCACAGTCAAGGAACTGTACGACAAATGGACATCGGAATATTTCAAGACTCTGAAGAGCGACGACAGCGCCAGAGCTACTACATCGGCTTGGCAATACTGCGCTGCTGTTTACGATATGCGAGTCATGGATGTTCGAGCAAGGCACATAAAAGGCTGCATGGAAGAAGGTGTTGCTACCGTAAGAGGCCAAGAGCAGACACCAAGCGCATCAATGAAGAATAAGATAAAGACGCTCTTCAATCAGATGCTCGACTATGCTGTTGAATACGAACTTGTAGATCGGAACTATTCGAGAACATTCAAGCTTACAGACGATACCATTAAAGAAATACAGACTGTCAAGAAAGAACACATTCCATTCTCTGATGATGAGATGGCTCTTCTGTGGAAGAATCTCGGACATAAATATGGGATTGAGTTCATGATTATTCAATGCTATTCTGGATGGAGACCCCAGGAGTTAGGTCTGATAGAATTAGCAGATGTTGATTTATCGAACTGGACATTTAAAGGTGGAATTAAAACCGATGCTGGTGAAAACAGAGTTGTACCGATTCATCCTCGGATAAGGGACTTGGTTTCCAAATCGTACGAAGAGGCTGAGCAACTTGGGAGCAAATATCTTTTTAATTATACAGATGAAGATCGCCGCGGTAAGAATACCAAGTTGACATACAATCGGTATAGCAAAATATTCAATCGCATTCGGGACGAGCTTAAACTCAACCCGGATCATAGACCTCACGACGGCAGAAAGCATTTCGTAACCAAATGCAAAGATGCTAAAGTCGATGAATACGCTATCAAATATATGGTCGGACATAAGATTTCAGATATCACCGAAAAGGTGTATACAGCCAGAGAATTTGAATGGCTCAGAACTGAAATAGAAAAAATAAAATGACTTGTATTTGACGCTCAAATATAGGAATAGCGGTATAGGAGTAGTGCAGGAATAATGTATGAATTACCTACATTTTCCCACTTTTTACTACTCTTAACCGCTTCATAATTCCTTGATTTTACCGGATTTTCTCGGTATAAGCCACCTAACAAGTTTCTATCATACTTCCTCACTATCATTTATAAAATCATTCTAAAATCAGCGAACGCGTCACTGGCGCGTTCTCAATATACATAGCAAAATGCCCGCTTC